TTCTTATAAGATATTCCTATATAAGGTTTTCCTAATTTCGCTAATCTTAATTGTTGTTCAACAGTAGGAACTCTTCTTAATCCACTTGGTATGTTTCCATAGTATCCAACTAATAACTGTTCATCAGTAATATCACTACCAGTTTGGAGAGATAGTTGCATTGCTTTTCTTGTTTCTCTTGCTTGTTTGGTTTTATCTTTTGATTTATTCTCTATCTCTGCAACACGAGATGCAACAACCCCAGATATTGGTGTTTGTATTGGTGTTTGAAATTGGGCTTCTAATGTTGGTGTTGGTATTGGCGTTGGATTAAAAATTGCTGATAATTCTTCACGTGATGATGAAGGTGTCCGAATCAAACTTTCAAATGTAGAAGGTGCTTCTCTCAATATATCACTTGAAGAACGAATAGGTTTAAACAATGTAGTATCTGGTATATTTTTTGATATAGGAACTCGTCTTGGTTCTTCAGCAACAGGTTCTATCCAATCTATTCCTGAACTAATTGTTGACGCTGGTGAAGGAGTGATTAGTTCACTAAATGCTGATTCTTTTTTTTCAGGTATTTTTAATGAACCCTTTATTGGTGCGGACATTATATTTGATGTAGCAGGAACTGCAGGAGGAGGTGGTATAGGAGCAGGTGAAGTTAATGAAGCAGGTTCGCTATACTGAACAACTATAGGTGGGACTTTTGGTAAACCTAAAACAACAGGAGGAGGAAGAGGTAATTGAGATTCTTTTTTCTTACGATAAACCCTTCTATTATTCACTTTCTTTTCATGTATATTAACTGTTACATTCTGTGCTTGTGATTGTGTTTGTTTCTCATTCTGTAATTGTTTTTGTTTTGGTTTTGGTTTATGTAATTGTTTTTGTTTCGGTTTCTGTTTCTGTTTACGTGGAGGCATATACATTAATAACATATATTATTCGCTAAATCTATTTCTTTTCAAGTGACCCATACTTTGGGGCTTGTGCAACTATTTCTTTCATCATTTTCTTTTCGCCCATTTCGTGAGACTTATTTAATCTACCAATGAGAGGATATGGAATGGCTTTTTGACCAAACTTTCCAGAGGATTTTCCTTTATGACCAAGCATTATATATTGGTTGTAGATATTATTTTTCTTATTCTTCATCTTCTAAAAGTAATTCATTCCAATTACTGAATATTCTCTGACTTCCAGTATTGATATACATAAATGAATGCGGTTCTTTGAAACAGTATTTCAATATATCCATAAATTTATCCTGATGCTGTTCTACATGTTCATCATATATTGTTTCCATCTCTTTCTTATTTATTTTGAATATGAATATATCAGTGAGTCCATTACGGACTGATGGTTCAACCGATTTATAATTTTGGCAAGCAATCCACATAGATAATTTACCATGTCTACGATTATTTACCATTGATAAAAATAATTTACGGATTTGATTATCACGAAGAGATTTCTGTACATCATCAAATATTACTAAACTTGTTTCATCATTTTCTGCTGCATTCTGTATTTTTTCATAACAATCTGCTAAATTATTATATGTTAATTCATCGTATAGTTGCTGTGGTGCTATATGCTTTTCAAAAAAATTATCCTTCATTGATGACCTAGAACCAGATGGCATAAAAACGAATATTTGATGATATACTTTATGGAACATTTCTGGAGTCTTTAAAAATGCCGTAAGAAGGGATGTTTTACCTGAGCCTGCCCTTCCAAGAAAACAAGTAAAGGTAGATTTATTCATTAGACTAGTGAGAGGGTAATTATCTAATTTATCATCTAGTTTTCCATCTACGCTAAATTTTGGGCGTTTTAAATTTGGAGATTCGTTTTTTTGAACCCTTATCATATTATACTGATTTATAATATGATTATATTTTATTGAGTAATTTTATATTTAAACTCTAACGTCGCACTGTCCAGAACGAGCATCAATAATAACTATGCTATCCAAGCAAGACATACAGTAGACAGTATGAGCGTTTGTAACCGCAGAAGCAATATTGAGTTCAAGGAAAGCCTGACTGGAGTTGAGATTGATTCCGCTCAAAATTCCAACCGAATTTACATCTTCTGTATCAACACCAAAGAAGAACGAAGATTGACCGTTAGTTTCAGGGGCAGCACCAGTGACTGCGGCTTGAACCGTATAAAGATAATCCTGTGTATTAGCATTCGCCGTAAGCGATTGAGCACTTCCACCAGTAGAAAGACGGCAAAATCTATCAGGAAGAGGAGCAACCTTAAGGTCACGCGAATTAAAACTTCCTAGTGACCTCTGTAACTCGGTCATAACACGAGCAGGATGCAGTAAGGCTTCAATCGGAAGCGAAGGATATCTGATGCTATTTGCGTTAAAACAGATATTTTGAGCAATCGGATTCTTGGAATCATATTTACCATTAGGGCAACGACCAGCAAGTAATTCTTGGAAAGAATAGATAACACTCTTTACCGATGACCCTCGCACGCCAGCAATAACACTGTTAAATCCAGATGTTCCAGCAGAAAGAGTGGAAGCAGCAACACGCCAGGTATTTCCTTGTAAATAGTATTTACCATCATGGAGAGATGACTCTATCATCTGGGTCGCAGAAGGAGGAAGAGTGACATACTGAAGATTGAGGACTATATCAGTAATGGTAACACGGAAAGTTGCGTTTGCACCAATCACTTGATTTGCTGTGGTAAGAGTCATAGGCAAAATATTTGTAGTTGTAAGAAGAAGTTGCAATTTAGGAATAGCACCAATAGGAAACATTTTTGATGCACCAGTTCCGATAACACTGGAAATAAGAGGATAAGAATAAGAATAAGATATAGCGTTAGTAGCGGCTAAATCAGCGGAAGATGTTCCTAAAAATGGAAGTTCGTGACCCTTTACAATACCATCTGCCCCACCAGGATAAAAACCAAATTGGAGGGCATTACCATCTCTGTCGCTATTGGACATTTGGAACTGGGTAAGAGCATTGTATACTACGCCGAGTTCGGAAATATTTTCCAAAACCGACCCTTGGGGTGAGAGAATTTGGAGTGAGTCCCAGTACGAAAAAGCGCCCCCACGCAGATTAGGGGGATTAGCAACACGGAAAGTCGTTCCTGTCGTTAAATTTTCATACACGACACGGAAAGAAATAGTTGTTTGGCGTGTATCAATCCAAGAATTTGCAAGGCAAGGAATATCAAACTGCACATTCTGCGAGTTAAAGGCAGAATCAGGGAGAATAGTATTCTGCGCAGGAGTCGTGTATGTTGGAGAAACAATGGACGACAAATTGGAAGGAGTCACACGGACGGTTTTACTGGTAGTTCCATCAGGAAGTGCCGAGTCTAGGTCGCTTAACTTCATAAGCTCTGGAATAGCGTATTGGATAGGAAGAGCCATTATATTATATGATTACAAATTATTTTTGGGTTATAGATTCTTTTATTACCTTTTGAACTACCTGTTGATTGTTAGTTTTTACTAAACTTCCAAATGTTTCAGGTTTTGGAATCCATTTTCTATATATATCCAATTGAACCGACCAAAAACTGGCTACACCATTGAAATTAATGGGCGTTCCACCTTCATCTGTTAATTTGAAGGTCAATCTTGTAATTTGTTCTGTTTTTACTAAAGTCAGAATTTGTGGAGCATTATAAACAATTTGCGAATTTAATCTGGAATTGTTTGGAATGGCTAAAATAATATCTGCATTCTGATTATTATTTCCATTTCCTAATTCTGGACAGTGTAATAAGATTCTTGGTATTGCCAAAAAATTGTAGACGCGCGGCATATATAAAATTAGTCCGCTAGATGTAATTGTATCGCTAAACCCCATAATATAATCAATCGTTGAATTAGAAGTCAATGTAAAATTATATGTTGTGTTTGTTATTTTGAATCTAGAATTGACTAAATCAATTGTTATGTTATATCTGATTGGAAGAATCGCTTTGAAATCAGTCATAAATTCTTGGGCATTGTAATTTCCATATTCAAAAAAATATTGATATGTTAAACCATTTTCAATAACTTCTAACATGTTATTCGTTTCATTTATCTGAAAGAATGAGACTGGGATTACAATATATGGAATACTTACTTGTACATAGGCTATACTATCATCTGGATTTAAAAAATCTGGAATATCAAATGCTACATGAGATTTAAAATTTTTATCATTATTTAGCACTGTTGCGTCGCTACCCCGTGTTGATAGACAATATGTTTTACTATCCTGTATAAAATTATTAGCCATTTATATTATATTTACATATTCTATATGAACGGTTATAGTGAAAAAGATGATTTGAAAACATTATTAAAAGCATCTTATGAACCAACAAACGATGCTAAAAATACCTTACAGAAAGCGGGTTATACTTTTGATAATAGTCTATCAAATATTAACAGCAAGGTCTTCTTGGATGCTATGGGAAAACCACATATTACTTTTCGTGGTTCAAAACATATCCTAGACTGGGTTCGTGATGACCCACTGATTGCTTTAGGGCTTGGTAAATATGCCCCTCGTGTTCAACAAGCGAGAGAATTAACTAAAAAAGTTGAAGCCAAATATGGTAAACCTGCTGATGTGTTCGGAAATAGTTTAGGCGGCGCTTTAAGTGAGATGTCTGGAGCGCATGGTAAAATCGTAACCCATAACAAGGCAATTGCTTTTACTGATGCTTTTAAAACCATTCCAAAGAATCAAATAGATATTAGAACTTGGAATGACCCGGTTTCTGTTCTCGGATTGACCCAGAATCATAAAGGAAGATTTGTAAATACAACCCCAAAATTAGGTTTAATAAATGCACATTTATATACCGCTTTAAAAGATAAATTTATGGTTTAATATTTAAAATTAAATCTCATTATATTTTATAAATGGCTTGTAATTATTGTCATAAACCTATATTACAGACTCATTTTACTGATTTTTGCTTGGATTGTGATTGGTTACATACTTTGAGAAATCAGTCTTTACAGGAATTATTCTTATTTTTAGAAGAAGAAGAATCTTTGAAAAAGAAGTTGAAATTTGTCAGAAAAAATAAGAGAGATTTAGAAAGAAGATATATTGAATTATGGGAACAATTAGAACAAAGAAATAATCAAGCCTAAAATTTTCCTTCAATATATTTTAATGTTTGATTTTCTATAGATTATTTTCTATAGATAATTTATAGAATGACTTTAGGAGAATTTATTAAAGAAAAACGCCCGAAATTATCGCAGAGTTCAGTGAATACTTATTGTAGTTTAATTCGCAGATTATACAAGCAAGTCTTTCCTAAAGATGAAGAAATTGATACTGATAAATTACTTACCCATAAAGATGATGTTATTGAATATCTGAAAAATGGTTTAAAAACTAAAGGACGTGCTACAATGTTGGCTGCTATCGTGGTTTGTACTGATAAAGATGAAGCATATAGAAATATGATGTTAAAGGACTTAAAGGACAAAGAAACAGAAACAGACAAGCAAGAACTTACTGATAAGCAGAAAGCAAACTGGCTTACTCAAGATGCTATCAAGGAGAGGCTTGATGAATTAAAACACGAATCGGCTTTTATTTATAAGAAGGCTACAAAGACATCGCAAGACTTACAGCGTCTTCAGTCTTATATTATATTGAATTTATATGGAGGACAACTTATAAGTCCACGCCGTGCATTGGATTTTACAGCACTCAAGATTCACGGTGATATAGATGAAAATAAAGATAACTACATTGATTTCAAACACAAACGTTTTGTATTTAATCAGTTTAAGACTGTTCGTTCTCATGGTCAAGAAACCCTTGTTATTCCTACTGCTTTGATGTCTATCTTGAAAAAATGGATTGAAGTGAATACCAATAATTATCTTTTAATTGATGGTCGTGGTCAATCTCTGGATTCTGTAACACTGAATCAAAGAATCAATAAAATATTTCCTGATAAGAAGAACATCGGTGTCAATGGATTTCGTAAAGTATTTCTCTCAAACAAGTACGGAGATACAATCAAAGTCAATCAGGAATTAGCAAAAGATATGAAAGAAATGGGTTCTTCTGCGTCTGTTTCCAACTCATATATTAAAAATGTATAAAATTGAAATTATTTAGAAAGAATTTGTTAGTATATATTAGTATGAAAGGTAGATATTCTAAAGTTAAAACATCAATAATTTCTTGGCGTGAATCAAATAAGCAAGAATATAATGAATATTTGAGAGCATATATGAAGCGAAAATATCATTTTAAACTCGCACAAAAAGAGTTCTTCGCTATTTTATTAGATTAATCGGTATCTGAAACTTTAGGCATTTTTTTATACATTTTTTTATAAATGTATAAAATTGAAAACAATATAGACAATTATTATCTTAATATAACATATAGAATGGAACTTACTGCTTTTCTTAAATCTCACTACAAGACTAAAAAAGATACTGAACTTATTAGCACTCATACCCGTATTCCTAATGAAGAATATAAAATTAAAGGTGGAAATTACCATATTATAAATGATATTGAAACATTCTATGAATTGGTATATAAAAAGACTATTATTGAAAACAAACCAGAATATTTGACAGAGGCACAATGTTCAACTGTAGGAGCGGTTTATATTGACCTTGATTTCCACTATTCTACTGAAATTATTGATAGGCAACATAATCACGAATGGACTGAGGATTTTATAGACCTTTACCTAAAAACTGTTGCTAAATATTATATTATCAAAGGTATTATTACAGCAAATATTATGCAAAGGGATGGTGTCAATAGACTACAAGATAAAACAAAAGATGGAATTCATATTCTATTTAGTTTCAGTATGGATAGAAAAATTCAACAAGTAGTTAGAGATGATTTCTTGAAAAACCAAACAGAAATTTTCAAACAATTACCCCTTATTAATACGCCATCTGGAGTATTTGATGAAGGAATCAATAAAGGAACTACAAATTTGACAGTATTTGGATGTAGAAAACCACTTCATGAACCCTATAAATTAGTTCGTATATCTAATTGGGAATTAGACCCAATTGATAATGAATTTATGATTAAATATGGAGATATTACTATGACTCAAGAATTATACAATACTTTATCAGTTCAAATGACATTTTCGCCAATATTTGAACCTACAGAATTATCAGTAGACATATTGAATCCAGTTGAAAAATATGAAAAAGAACTTATCAGAAAACAATATCTAGATGCTACTTGGGAGGAGAAAAATAATGTTGAAAACTTGGAAAAATTATTTCAGTGTTTTACAGATAAACGACTAGATGAATATGATTATTGGAGTAAATTAGCATGGGCTACTTATAATGCATTAGGAAAAGAAGGTAAATCTGTATTCTTAAAAGAAAGTGCAAGAATACCTTCTCGTAATACAGATGATGAAAAATATAAAGCAGAAGAATTCTATGATAATATTACAGTGAAAGAGAATGGTGGTGTTAGTTGGGGTTCACTTCACATGTGGGCTAAAGAAGATAATGAGAAGTTGTATACAGAATTGTTTCCGATAATTGTTAAAAATTCAAAGACTGATGTTATTCAACAGTTATTTAAACAAGCATCTACAACTAGTAATAGTGTTGATATTGCTAAATATTTCATTGAATTATATGGTGGAAACTTCAAATGTGTTGATATTAAAAACAAAACATATTACAATTTTGTAGATAAATTATGGGTTCAAGATGTAGGTGGTTCTTCTATTCGTTTATTGCTTTCTAATGAATGTGTAAAACCATTCAATGAGAGAATGAAAGAAATTAATCTTATGTTCAAGATGGGCGAATTAAGTAATTCAACTTATAAGCGTCTTACTGATGAGAAAATTCCACTATCAAAATGTATTAATATGTTATCTAATTCTGGAACATTAGATAGTATTTTGAAAGATATTACAGACCGTATTTTGGATAAAAATTTTGAAACATCACTTAATAAAGCATTATATACTCTTCCAATAAAAGGAGGTAAAAAGATTGATATGAGAACTTTGGTTGTAGAAGAAAGAACAATAGAAGATAGATTTACCTATGAATGTGATGTAGATTGGATTCAAGAATTAACAAAAGAACAAACTGATAATTGCGATAAATATTTCAGTGATTTATTTCGTGGTAGAAATGACACAGCCCAAGTTGTTCTTGATTTAATCAAATCATCATTAACAGGTAAACCATTACGTAATATTATATTTCCGTATGGTTCTGGTAGAAATGGTAAGTCGGTTTTATTGAATCTTCTTCGTGCTTGTTTTACATCATCAGTTAGAGTTATTTCTAAAGATGTTATCTTGAAAAAGATTGGTTCTAGTATAACAACTGAATTAGAAAAATTAGATAAGTGCAGAATCGGATTTACTACTGAACTCAAAGAAGAAGATAAAATGAATGAGGGTAATATCAAGGCTATTTCAGGAGGGGATGAAATTGATGTTCGCCCACTTTTCAAAACAAATACTGAAATAAAACCAACTTGTACACTGTGGGCTATTACAAATGAATTACCAGCATTTAAAGTAGAACAGGCTATTCTTGATAGATTAATTATTATTCCATTCAAAGCCAGGTTTGAAGTAGTATCTGATTTTGAGGATAATATTATTAAACAGCGTGATATGTTTTTCAGTTATATCTTACAGAAAGGTAGAATATTCTCTAATTTTGAGGATAAATTAACTGATGAAATGAAAGGTGCTGCTCAAGAATATGCTGATAATCATAAGGATACATCATTAGAAGATTTCATTGAATCAAGATATGAAAAAACTGATGATTTGACTAATAAAATTATTCGTGATGAATTTATTAAAGAATATGGAATTTGGTTTAGGTCTACTTATCCTGAACGCAAAATACCTTCACGTTCTACTACAAAATTCACACGTGATATGTCAGCAATAGATATTTCTAATAAGCCATCTAATGGTAAAACATATTTCGTTGGTTTAAAATTGCGTCCTTATAAACCATCTTCTAATGATAATGCTGGTGATGATTTAACTGATGATGAAAATTCTTATTAATTTAGTCAATTTTGAATATTGTTGTTATATTAAGAAAGTGGGGTAGTGGACTTTCAAAGTCCACTTTTAGGATATGGAGGGGTCGCTATCCATTTTGCGCTCCTTTTTTGAAAAAAGGGGAAAATGAAGGTCGTCGCGTTAGAGGCTTAAAACCAAAGTCCACTAGTCCACTAGTCCACTGTCTACTATATATATTATTATTCTATTTAAAAAATAATAATATACAAACCATCTTCTAGTGATAATTATTGAACCAATTATAAAAATTGTATTAATGCAGTCAGTGGGATAGTGGACTTTCAAAGTCCACTTTTAGGATATGGAGGGGTCACTATCCATTTTGCGCTCCTCTTTTCAAAAAAGGGGAAAATGAAGGTCGTCGCGTTAGAGGCTTAAAACCAAAGTCCACTAGTCCACTAGTCCACTGTCCAATTATATATATTATTATCCTACTTAAAGAATGAAAATCCACTATAGAATCTCAATACCTTTATAATTTCAGGGACATTTTCAGCCATTTATTGACCCTACAGGGGATACTCTTAAAATATCTTAAGCAAGATTAAGATATTTTATAACTTTAGTAGCCAATTATTAATGAAATCCTTCCTTTTTTTAAATATAGTATAAATATATAGAAAATTAAAAGAATGGTTGGATTAAATTCATCTAATTACACAAACTTTAATTGTTTCTTATCATTTATATATTATGCTAATATATAAATGAAAGTTTTAGAATTATTTTCAGGAACAGGTTCAGTTGGTAAAGTATGTAAAGAATTCGGATATGAAGTTATAAGTTTAGACTTGAAGAATGCTGATATTAATATTGATATAATGAATTGGAATTATAAAGAAAAATTTAATGTGGGTCATTTTGATATTATTTGGTGTAGTCCGCCTTGTAACTCTTTTAGTGTTTTACAAAATGCTATAAGGACAAAAGAAGAAATATATAAAAACATTAATGATAATGGTCTTCCTATTTTAAATAAGACTTTAGAAATTATTGAATATTTTCAACCAAAGTTTTATTTCATTGAAAATCCTCAAACAGGAAGAATGAAAGAATTTATAACTGATAAACCATTTGTTGATGTTGATTATTGTATGTATTGTGATTGGGGATATAAAAAAAGAACGAGAATATGGACTAACAAAGATAAAGAAAAAATTAAACCATTGTTATGTGATAAACAATGTGGAAATATTATTCAAGTGAATAATTCTTTTATTCATAAAAAAAATTGTGGAAATTCATCACAGTTTATAAAAGCAAATACAAAATCTACTACTTTAAAAGAACGATATAGAATTCCCGAAAAACTTTTATATTCTTTATTGGAATAAATATATCTACACAAACTTTAATTGTTTCTTATCAATATTTTTGGCTTTACCACCCATGACTGCAGAATAAACTCTACCATAAGCCCATTGTTCAGGGCTTTTTACTATAGGTCTTACAGATGCAGGATTTGTTTTATAAGCGCCTATTCCTTTATTAAAAATGGTTTGTATTCCTGATGGTTTATATCCAGAAATTTTGGCTATATCTTGGAGAGAATGACTTTCATTTTTCGGAAATCCATACTTCATATTGAATTTATTCCTGTAAGTAAGAACCATATATAATTAGCAAAGAAATTTTTCATTTCTAAATCCATCTAATAACCGCCGTTGGTTGGACATAACGAGGAGGAGAAGGAGTTCGTTCCACAGCAGGAATGCTCTTCTTTTTAATAATAGGTTGTTCATCTTCACTATCTTCCTGGTAGATTATCTTCTTTGTTGGTTTCTTCTTTTTCTTTACAATAATGACTTCATCTTCACTATCGCTTTCTTCTTGATAAATAACTTTACGAGAACGTGGACGAGGAACAGAAGGTGGTTGAATTGGGGATGTTTCTTGAATAGATGGAATAGCAACCTTCAAAGATGTAGGCGGTTTTTCTTCTTTTACTGCTGATTTTCTCTTTTCTTGTAGGGCAAGTCTACCTTTTTCTAGGTTTTTTCGTCCAGCCTCTTTCATGGCTTCGGTTGGTGGTTTACGAGTGCGTGGTTTTTCAATAGAAATATCTTCGGCAACTTGCGAAGTATCTTGCGCAGAAACAGGTTTTTTCACTTTTTCAACTATGGGCATATACATACTCAATAGATATTATAGTAAAACTTTAGCCGATTTTTATATTTGAATTATATATAGATGGAGTATTTGCTAAAGAAGAAAAGAGAGAACATAGAAGCAGAAGCGGAACGCTTATTTGGTAATGATATTGAATTAAAGACAGTATATATAATGACAGAAATGAAATTAAGCAAAGAAGAAATTGAAGTAGCAACCGAATATATGCGAAAAGAAGCGGCAGATTTAGCAGCAGAAATAGAATCAAAGATGTTATATAGATATGACCTATCTGGTAATTTAGTTCCGGTAAAAACAGAAATAGAAGATAATATTGAAATAGATGATAATATAGAAATAAATATATCCAACTAAAATATAGATGCGACTTTATACATTGTATTTGAATACAAAAACGACAACTGGGTTTCTAGCGCCAACAAATAAATCAAATTTAAACTGTGTTTACTTCTCTGTTCCTTGGGAATCAGTTTTTCCTACATCAATGAATGCAAAGCGATATTTAAACAATAATTCTAAATGTAGAATCAAAGCCCAATTTGTTTCAGCGGCATCAACAGGTATAACATGGACAAATCAAAAAGGAACTCTTCGTATAGGTGGATTAGCATCAAGTAGTCAGAACCCTACAAGTGGTGTGATTTTAGGAGTTGTTAAACCAGTAGTAAGCCCGATAGTAGCCACTGATTGGTATTTGGAATGCGATACTACACAGAGTCAGGGTGTAGAAATAAGTATGCCTACAAATAATAATATTTGTATTGGTTTATACAATGATTCAGGAGCAGCAATGACCAATGCTCTTGAATATGAAGTAATTCTTCATTTTGAAATAGAAGATGATGATTCTGAAAGTCGTTATATAATGAATCAATCCATACCAAAAATGGATTAAAAAATCTAACTATATATAAATGGATAATAATTTAAGTGGTGGATATACTTCAAATGATAATACTTTATCAGGGTTGGTAGATATATATGCTAATTCTGTTACAGCAGATACAATAACAGGTACAGATGGATATTTCACGAATTTAAATGCGCAAAATTTATATATAGTAGGAGGAAATGGTGCTTTTGGAATAGCCTCTTGGGGTTCATTCTGGAGTCTAGCAACCCAGACAAATCCAACAGCGAATACTGTAAATTTTATGACTTTTAATAATAGTGATTTATCAAATAATAACGTGAATCTAAAATCTGGTTCATCCAGCCAAATACAGGTGGATTTATCAGGAGTTTATAATATTCAGTTCTCGGCACAAACGAATATAACGCAGGGAAGTAATGGAACAATTTATATTTGGCTACGTGTGAATGGAGTAGATATTCCAGCAACAAATGGTAAAGAAAATATCGGAAATGCAAATGGTCAGATTATAGCATGGAATTATATTTTATCATTAAATGCTGGTGATTATATTCAATTAGCGTGGGCTTCAAGTGATATTCATATGCAATTATTATATGAAGCGGCATCTGGAAGTCCAACAAAACCAGCCATTCCATCAGTTATATTAACAGTTCAAGCAGTAAGCACAAATTTAAAGGGAGATAAAGGTGATACAGGAACAAATGGAACAACTGGGCAAAAAGGAGATAAAGGAGATACAGGTCAACCTGGCACAGCGGCAACTATTGCTGTTAATAATACAACCACAGGAGCACCAGGAACTCAAGCATTGGTATCAAATGTCGGGACTTCAAATGCGGCACTTCTAAATTTTACTATTCCACAAGGTCAGAAAGGAGATGGGGCAACTATTACTGTTAATAGCACAACCACAGGAGGAGCAGGAACATCTGCTGTGGTTACCAATGTGGGGACATTGACGGCGGCACTTCTTGATTTTACAATTCCGCAAGGTATACAAGGAAATAAAGGTGATAAAGGTGAAAAAGGTGATAATGGAGATGCAACAGCAGCAACGGCAGCAGCAGTTGCCGCCGCAGGTTCAGCAGCAGCCGCAGCAGTTTCAGCGAGTTCTGCTTCTGCAAGCGCAGCATCAAGTGCAGCAAGTGCAGCAAGCGCAGCAGCATCAGCAAGTAATTTAGAACCTAGAGTATCAGTATTAGAAACAAAAACCCAAGCACAAACTAGTTATACTGATGTTAACACAAAATATAATACAACTTTTCAAGATTTTACAAGAATTAGAAATACTACAGGATTTGATAAGATAATTCTAGATGGAAACGCACAAAAAATAACATGTGGAACATCAGTAATTGAAAATGACAAAATAACAGTTGGTTCAGGAACAACGTCATTAATTGAACCTACAAAGATAACATCTACATCACTAATAACGACTAATATTGATAATCCATCAACAGACCTAAATATAGGTGTTAATACTTTAAATGTTGGTCAAAATATTAACATCGGTAATCCATTGACCGCTGGAGGAGCATTTCAATCAAACATAAATCTATATGGTAAAATAAATTTTGGGAATAATGATGTTATTGGAGTAGTTTATCAATTTTTAACATGATATAATATAATAATATACTATATAATGAGTTGGCTTTCAGATGTATCCGCTAATAGATATATTAAAACATATTTTAATGGTTTTATTGATATTTCGGGAGGAGATTTAATTGTTCGTAATGGTAATGCTACATTTAATGGAAATACTACTGCTAATAAAAGAATTTTTGCGAATGGAGGGTCTTCAACAACAGATTTATCTATTGACTGCTTAAACTCATTACGAGTTCAAGGGTATAGTCAATTTCAAGGACTTATTTCAACATCTGGTATAAATGACCCTTCGCCATCAGGAATTAATTCTAGTTATATAACGAGTGATACATTAATAAAATGTAATGAAATTCTTGTTGATAATACTTTTGGCGGAACAGGACAATTAACATGCAATACTATAACTGCTAATCAAGCGAATATTACTAATTTATCAACGCCATCTATTTATGTGTATAATAAAATAAATTCAACTTATCCTTCATGTGGTGGTATTGACATCGTCACGTCATATCAAGGAACACGTTCAGGTTATGTTGAATTAACCGCTGCAGATGGAACACGTGTCGCTTATATTGGATATATACCATGTAATAATGGTGCTTCGCCAAATGTCGGAACAGGACAATTAGAAATTTTTTGCGAAAATGGTACTACTGGGGTTTTATTATCAGGAACAACTCACAATATTACAGGCACACTAGGAGTTAGTGGATTGTTAACTGCTTCTTCAGGAATATCATTAACTGGAACAATCAATAAACTTACAATTACACAACCAGCAACAGCCGCAACTTTAACACTCGCAAATAATTCATCTCTCATAACAAGTGGTGCTTTTTCAACAACATTAACATCAAGTGGAACAACGAATATTACATTACCAACTACTGGCACATTATCAACATTAGCAGGAACAGAAACGTTAAGCAACAAAACGCTTACTACACCTATTCTCGGAGTGGCTACTGCAACAAGTATCAATAAAGTTGCTATTACAGCACCAGCAACATCAGCCACTTTAACAATAGCAAATGGGTCTACATTAGCAACATCCGGTGCTTTTTCAACGACGCTCACATCAAGTGGAACAACCAATATTACATTACCAACTACTGGCACATTATCAACACTAGCAGGAACAGAAACGTTAAGCAACAAAACGCTTACTACACCTATTCTCGGAGTGGCTACTGCAACAAGTATAAATAAAGTAGCAATTACACAACCAGCAACAGGTTCTACTTTAACAATAGTAGATGGTTCTACATTAGCAACAAGTGGTGCTTTTTCAACAACATTAACATCAACCGCAGCAACCAATATTACATTACCAACTACTGGCACATTATCAACACTAGCAGGAACTGAAACGTTAAGCAACAAAACGCTTACTACGCCTGTTCTAGGAGTGGCTACCGCAACAAGTATTAATAAACTCACTATTACAGCCCCAACAACATCATCAACATTAACAATAGCAAATGGTTCTACATTAGCAACATCAGGTGCTTTTTCAACAACATTAACATCAACCGCAGCAACCAATATTACATTACCAACTACTGGCACATTATCAACACTAGCAGGAACAGAAACGCTGACTAATAAAACGCTTACTACGCCTGTTCTAGGAGTGGCTACCGCAACGAGTATAAATAAAGTAGCAATTACACAACCAGCAACAGGTTCTACTTTAACACTAGTAGATGGTTCTACATTAGCAACGGCAGGTGCTTTTTCAACAACATTAACATCAACAGCAACAACCAATATTACATTACCAACGACTGGCACATTATCAACACTAGCAGGAACGGAAACGCTGACTAATAAAACTTTTTCAAGCCCTACTTTTACTGGCACATTATCAACTAGTAATATATCAGCAACTGGTAATATATCAGCAACTGATTATATTCAATCAACAGGTTCATATATAAAATCATTTTCAGGTTTTCAAATTACAGATACTACACAATATACAGCGATTAGACAGGCATATAGCAGCACTAATTACATAGGATATACATTATCTGTTTCAAAAACTAGCGTATCTATAACAAGTGGTTCAACAACGAATATAGCAAATATTCCTGACCCTTTATTGACATTTTTACCACAAGGTGTATACCTAGTTAGTTATAATGTTCAATTTTTTTCAGCGACAACTCAATTAATTACTTCTTATAAAACAGGAATTGGTATAAATACAACAAATCTGACTTATGGAATACAAGGATTAAGTTATAATACTTCTAATTGTCCTATTGCGGACACAACAGGTATATTATCCACTTCTGGTTCTGCTTCCATAGTAATAACTGGCACAAGTAAATTTTACTTAAATGCGTATGTTAATGGTTCAAGTATAACCTCAAATTGTGATATAACTATAACACGAATAGGATAAAATATTATAATAGTGTATATGAGTGATTGGTTTGAAATTTTTAATGCGGCTTTTTGGTTAACCGCAGGAACTATGACATTCGGATTTCTCGCAGTTGTTTTGAAAACAGCACTAGCCAGTAAATGTGATAATTTAAATTTATGTTATGGTTGCGTCAAAATACATAGACGTGTTGAACTTGAAACTCCTGTACCTACACAACAATCGCAACATACTATAAATGAAATGCATTCTACTTAATTTATTATCTATATGTTTAATATATTGATAATATTATATGTATGATATATTACCATATACAAAAACCCAAGCAAAGAAACTAGGTGTTGAAGTGAAACCATCAACCCGTAAAGGGAAGAAGATAGATGTATTTAGAGAAGGAAATAAAATCGCATCTATAGGAGCATTGGATATGGGAGATTATCCGACATACCAAAAAACACAGGGTAAAGTATTTGCAGATAAACGCAGAGAGTTATATAAGATAAGACATAAGAAGGATTCAGGTAAAAAAGATTCTCCTGGATATTTTGCTGATAGACTTTTATGGTGAACTAGAAAGTAAAACTTAAATAAACACTTAATAAAAGTATATAAAAATATAGTTATAACTATATATTAAACTATATTTATAGTTATAAAGATAAATATAAGAAGAAAATCATCTAAAGACTAAAATAATTTAAATTATTTTAGTAGTTTCTATATAAAAACAATAAATAATCATATTATAACTATAACTTTAATTAAATATATAGTTATAACTATATATTTATATACTTTTATTAAAGAATTATTTAACTATTACTTCTTCTTATAAGATTTTCCTATATAAGGTT